GAATGGATTGCCGAGCATCCGAGCGTGCCCACGGCCGGCTGTCACATGAACAAGCTCTTTTCACCGCACGTCGCCCTCTCCGATCTGATTGCCAACCTGCGGACCACCGACGAAACGAAACGCAAAGAGGCGCACAATCAGGATTGGGGCTTGCCGTACAAACCGAAGGGTGGCGGCATTGAGGACGACATCCTTGAATCTTGCGTTAGGGCATACGGGATGGGCGTAGAAGGTGGCGAGCGTACCGTGATGGGCATAGACGTGGGTGCGGTGCTCCACGTTGTAATCCGTGGTCCAGAGGACAAAGAGACGGGGGTGCGACCTCTTCGGTTTGCCGGAACAGTTGACGAGTTTGAGGACGTCGCAACGTTGGCGCGACGGTATCGCACGAAGACCATCGTGGTTGATGCCAACCCGGAGACCCGAGAGGCACGCCGGTTTCAAGAGGCACTTGGGCGCAATATCGTTTGGTTGGCCTATTACTCACTCAACCATCAGGGGATGAAGACCGAAGAGCCGTTGAAGTGGAATGAAGAGGGCAAGACGCTCGACGTCGACCGGACACGGCTCATGGATGAGGTCGTGAGTCGTTTTGTCGAGCAGAGCAACATTTTGCCGGCAGATGCCAAAAACGTCCCGGATTACTACAAGCAACTCAAGGCACCCGTCCGGCTGATGACGACCCGTGGGTCGACCGGCATAGAGATCGCACACTACGTCGAGACCGGACCTGACCATTACTTTCACGCAGAGGTGTATTGCGCTCTGGCCGGTATGCGACCGGTCGTGACTCGGGGCACGAGGGTGCTTCAAGGCAGGGCAAAGGGTTGGTGATTGCGCTCGAAGAGGGGTGGGGGAGTTTTGGATCTTGCGCCGTCGGGCGCACAATGGAGAGGACGAGGGTATTGACGAAGAAATGATGGCTGAGAGCATAAGGGCAAGGCACTTTGAGTCGCCGGCAACGACTCCATTGTTGACTGAGCTCGAGGAGTTGAGCAAGAGGCGAAGGGCAAGCCTGGATCCGGTCGAGAAGCAAGCGATGAGAGACCGGGCAGGAGAGCTCACGCAAGCATTCTGGCGTTTGTTTCATCATCGCAACCAGGGGGGTGAAGAGTGACCGAAGAGACGAAGAAACTCAAAATCAAGAGGGAACACGTGAGGGTGCTTGCCGGCAAGAGGGTGACGGTGGACAAGACGGCTTCAAAGATCGTCGGCACTTGGACCATTGAGAGCCCAACGCAACCGGACGTCTTGTGGCACCTTCGACGGCTCGACCTGAACACGATCTCGACCATGAGTACCGAGAAGTTGATGGACATGCTTGCGGATCTTTCACCCGAGATCGGCAAAGCGCTTTGGGACTGGTTGCGAATGTGCAACCCCGGTTGGGAGATCGAGGCATACCAACTCAAGGCAGATGAGCATGACGACCGGGGGCAAGCCGTCATCGATGCGTTTCTTGAAACACTCGAGACGACCTACGGCACGGTCGACGTCGTGATCAATCGTTTCTTCATGAATGCCTTCTTGCGGGGTGCGATGCTCGGTGAGATCGTTCTTGACGGTGGCAGGACAGCCGTTGACCTCGTTTCGCCGGATCCTTGGTCTGTGCGTTTTCGCAAGGAGCAAGACCCGGTGCGCGGTCCCGTCTACGCGCTCGGTCAATATCAAGACGGCTTGTGGGTGCCGTTGGACTACGAGAGCATCAAGTACGTGCCGATTGACCCGTTGCCCGGCTCACCGTACGGAAGACCCGTTGCCTCACCTGCCCTCTTCTCTGCCCTCTTCTTGATTGCCATTCTTCACGACCTTCGACGGGTCGTGGAGCAGCAAGGGTATCCGAGACTCGACGTGGGTATCGATACTGACCGGCTCATGGGCATGATGCCCGACGACCTCGAGAGCGACCCTGATGCGGTTCAAGAATGGCTTGACGCTGCCTTCGAGGAGATCCGGACGGCTTACGAAGGCTTGCGACCTGATGATGCCTACGTCCACGCCGACTACATCAGTGTCAATCGACCCGTTGGCACCGTCGGCACGGACAGTCTCGGGGCAATCGACGCACTTCTGCGGGGTCTCGAGCGAATGATCACCCGAGGGGTCAAGAGCATGCCGCTCATGATGGGAAGCAACGAGAGCGTGTCTGAGACGCACGCTAATCGGCAGTGGGAGATCATGATTGCCGGCATCAAGTCGGTTCAACACCTTCTCGAGACGACTTTGGGCCAACTCCTCAAGCTTGCTTGCCGGGCTCAAGGTGTTCAATGCCGGGTGGAAGTCCGTTTTGCTGAGTTGCGAGCAAGCGAAGAGCTGCGTGACGAGCAAGTCAAAGCCATGAAGATCTCGAATGCGACGGCGATGTATGACCAGGGTTGGATCTCTCAGGATGAGGCGGCAGAGACCGTCACTGGGCACGAGGCAGACGAAGATGAACCGCGGGCGCAACCTCAAGCGGCACCGGGTCTCGGGCTCGGTGAGCTCGTGGTTGCCGAGCAACAGCCCAACGAAGGGCAAGCCCAAGAAGAGGGTGCGCCGGTCGAGCCGGAAGTTGAGCGCAACCGGGCTCGAGCCGTCCGCAAGACGACCATCCCCAACGGTGCCAACAACCCGTTGCCGATCTTGCCCGACGAAGAGGTGCTTGACATTGACGAGATCCTTGCGGCTCTTGACTCGTGGGACAGGCTCTATCCCGACCGGGTCGGGCTCGTTGGGGCGAAGAGCGACGGCGCAACGGGTGACCTCTGGCCTGCATTGGCGGCTCTCGTGGTCTCGGATTGGATCTACCGTCGCAACTCGGGTCGTTTCTATAATTCTCAAACTCAAGAATTGTTGACCCGCAACCAACTCATCGAGATCCGAGACACGTTCACGCTTCAAGTCCGGGCTGAATCTCGGGCAATCTCTCAAGCGATGATTGACGGCAACACGACCGTGCAACGGTGGCTGCTCGACATGCAGGACATGGTGCGGAACACGCACACCAACCAGTTCATGCTCGGTCGTGGAGGTGTCGGCATGGTCAACGCCAACGATCTCCGAGTCGTCGAACAGACCATCACCAACCAGTACTCTTACCTTCAAAACTTCGCAAACGAGGTGGCAGCCGGCAACGTCTCGGACGGTCGACTGCTTGCCCGAGCTCAGATGTACGCAGATGCGGGCACGCAGAGCTACGAGAGGGGGGTGGCGTTGGCGTACGGTCTGCCGACTCTGCCCAACTATCCCGGCGACGGCGCAACGCAATGTCTCTCCAACTGCAAGTGCCGTTGGTCGGTGACCGAAGACGAAGAGGCGTGGTACTGCTATTGGGTTTTGGGGGTTGCCGAGCACTGTGACGATTGCGTCGCCAACGCCACACGTTGGGCACCTCTCATCGTGCCGAAGTCTCGAGCCAACCGGCGGCAGGATCTTGACGCTCACTTGGCAACGGTCGGGGGCAATCACGGGCATGACCATCATGGATGAAAGCGCGCTCGAGACCGAGGTGGAAGACCTTCGACGAAGGCGCGACCAACTTCTCCTCATCGTTGCTCGGGTTGAGGACTTCTTGGGCTTGGCTTGCGCCTGTCCTCAACCCGAGGCGGTCGACCCTGCCGAGCGCGAGTTGTGGCTGAGTCGTCGCCGGGCTTGGCTCATGGAAGTCTCTGCGATTGAGGTGTATCTTGGGCTGCCACGCACTGCCCGACCTCGACAGAATGGGCGACAAACGCACACGGTCGACGTCCGAAGAGCTCACGACGTCGACCGGCGACGGGGTGGCGGCATATGACGTTGCGAAGATCGGCACCGGCAAGGGTGCCGGTCTTTTCATTCTCGAGCGCTCTTCCAAGGGTCTTCAAAAATCACAAGTTGATGATTTTGAGGTCGATGTTTTTTCGGAGTATTGACCCGGATTGCCCCCAAAAATTAGCGATACTGTCCTGGACAGTCGATGATTTTCGAGGAGTTGTGCCCGGACTTGCTCCGAAAAAACATCGACTACAAGATCCACAACCGATGTTTTTTTTGAGACCCTTGGAAGAGCCCTCGAGCCGTCTTCGAGGAGTTCATGATCTTTTCAGCGAAGGTCGACCCGAGAAAAACACAGATTGAGCTTGTGTTATCGATAAAATCCCGGTTGACAACGTCGGGTCTGCGTGCTACACTCCTCGGTGGAAGGTCTCACCGGTTCAGACCGGCTCACCGTCGACGTGGCTTGGGACACCGAGCCGGTCTGAACACCTCAATCAATCATTGCTCCCGGTTCACACCTGCGGCAAGACGTCTCAAAACGTCTTGCCGTTTTTTTTTCAGAAGAGGAGACTTGCGATGAATCACGACTCCGAGATCTTTGCTCATCCGGCAAGGGTCTTAAACGTCCAAGACATCGACGCGTTGACGACTCTTGCGTTGCAATCCCACACCCTCGACCCGGAAGCATTTGCCGAGCACGCCCCATATTTCTTCCGGGCTGAAATCAGCAGTGACCGGCTCGACAGTTACTTCACCCGTATGCACGAGTCGAGTCTGAAAAACTACGCAAAGAACGCACAAGACGGGGTGAGCTTTCAAAATTCTCACAAGCACTATGAGCTTGGGTTTGGAAGGTCGTTGACCGGCACCTATGAGGTGTCCGGCGACGTTCAGAGGGTGCTTGCGGACTTTTACACGGTGCGGGGTCTCAAACTCAACGACGTCGACACGGATCACCTCATTCTCGGGATCCGGACGGGGCTGGTCAAGGACGTGAGCATTGGTTTCGCCGGTGGAGAGTTTCGGTGCTCAATCTGCGGTCGAGACCTTTGGGATTGGGATTGCGAGCATGTGCCGGGCTTGAAGTATACGAGCGTGAACGCAAAGGGCAATGCCGAAGAGATCGTGTTGGCGACGGCTTGGGTGCATGATGCCGAGTTGTCTGAGGTTTCATCCGTCTTCGACGGTGCAACGCCGGGTGCTGCCATCATCAAAGCTCAAACTGAGGCAGAGGCAGGACGGCTCAACGCACGACAGATCGCACTTTTGGAGAGTCGATACCGGGTGGCGTTGCCCGGCAAGCGTGTCATTGGAAGAGGTTTTCAATTTGAGGAGGATCACATGACGTTGAATCGTGACGAGCAACCAGATGTCGAAGTTGTTGAACAAGAGGCACCCGAGATTGACGAGAGGGTGACGATCTTCGAGCGCGTCAAGACGGCTCTGGCCGACCTGACGGGTGAGAATGTCGAGGCGAAGTTGGCCGGGCTCTTGGCAGACCGCACCGCGAGCAAGCAGCGCGTGAGGGTATTGGAGACCGAGCTTGCCGAGTTGAAGCCGTTGGCGGCAGACGGCAAGCAGTACCGTGCCGATCTCGTGAAAGACGCGTTGGCCGAAGGCGTGCGCGCGTACGGCGACGACTTCGACAGCGAAACCTACACTATCTTGCTCAAGACGGCTGACCTGACCGTCGTCAAGCGCTTGCTCACCGACTGGCGTGCCATCGGAGAGTCCCGGCTGCCTAGTGGCCGGAAAACTGCCGAGACCCACGACCTGCCCGACAGCAAAAGCGACTCGACCGTGCCTGACGTCGCATTCCGAGCTTGATCCGTTCCTTCACTATTCTGAAACACAGGAGACACTATCATGGCAGATCCACGTTTGGTCGTAGCATTTGAGGGTATCGGCGAAGAGTACGTTACCTTCGAGATCGATGACAGTACCATCACGTACGACGGCGACTACGCCAACGGCAGCGCTCAAGTCGGGTTGGCTTGCACCCTGTCTGCCGGCGGCACCGTCGCGTTGGCGGCTGATGCTGAGACCGTCATCGGCAAGCTCATCCGGGTCGAGGCAGACAACTTTGCCGTCGTGCAGACGGGGGGGTTCATGACGTTGCCTGCCGGCACGGGCGCAACCTTGACCTTGGGCAGCGGGATTGTTGGCGACCTGCTCGTTGCAGCCAAGGGCTACATCCGCACAGCGGCAAACGACACGCTTGCCGAAGTCGCCCTGGCTCATGGGGCCATCGTCGACGCTGACACCACCACGGCAGTCGTGGTTCGGTTCTAACGCGCTCTATCTCACGCCGATTCTCAATTTCAAGATTCAAGGAGCATTCACATGACTGAAATCACGACCCGTCCCGGACCGGCAGAGCTCTACCGGCAGATGGGATCCAACGTTTATAGAGAGGCATACCGCAAGGGCATGTCTTTGTCTGCCTACCTGGAGACGCAAGACCCGTCCGAGCAGTATCACGACGGCTTGGACGCGTTCAGCCGGGTGATGCGTGAAGCGAACATCGTCACCACCTCCAATCCGCAACTCGGGTACTTTGCGGACAAGTTTGAGCGCTTTTACGAGAGCGCTCAAAATCGGGCCCTGCTGCCCGAATGGGTTGCCCGTCGTTGGCGTGAGGCTGCGACCGGTCGCAAGGTGATGACCCGTGCCTCGTACGGCTCGGATGATATGCCCGTCGGCTCTATCGACAACCCGTACGTCGACAACGCGATTGCTCGGTGGAGCACGCAGATTGCTCCGGCAATCCCGATCTCCAACTTGGTTGGCCTGACCACGCCCATCGACGGCAACACCTACCGGTCGACCTTCCTGACCAACGACGCAACCGCACAGCGCATGGTGCGAGTCGGCGAAGGTGGCTCAATCCCGACGGCGAAGTTGGCCGAAACCGAGCACACCATCACCCTGTACAAATTTGGACGTGGCCTCACCTCGACCTACGAGGTCATGCGCCGAATGCGTATCGACCGGATTGCCCTGCATATCGCACAGATGGCAGTCCAGTCCGAGACCGACAAACTTGCGGCCATCCTGTACGTCATCGTGAACGGTGACGGCAACTCGGGCACCGCGGCAACCAACTACAACCTTACGGCTCTCGACACCGGTGCGTCTGCCGGCACCCTGACCCTCAAGGGCTGGTTGGCCTTCAAGATGAAGTTTGCCAACCCGTATATGGCAACCACTGCCCTTGCGACCGAGGCAATTGCCCTGCAGATGATGCTGTTGAACGCTGGATCCGCAAACACTCCTCTGGTCACCATCCAGGGCGCAAGCGGTTTCGGCTCGTTCAACCAGATCAACAACGGTCTTCGAGACGGTGTGGGCCTGGGCTGGACGTCCGAGGCACCGGCAAGCACCATCGTCGCAATCGACAACCGGTTTGCCATCGAGCGTGTCTACGAGGTCGGATCCAACATCCAGGAGACTGACCGGTTCATCCAAAATCAGACCGAGATGATCACCTTCACCGAGGTCGAAGGCTACGCAGTCATCGACCCGAATGCGAGCAAGACGCTGACCGTGTCGGCATAGGGGGCATCATGACGTCCACTTTCCACGTAAAGGTCAAGGGCACCTCGGATGACAGCCGGGTCGTGCTGTGGGAACGGGACACGCGGCACCCTGACGGCGAAGTCCTGCTCACAGGCAACGCCAAACCGACGAAGGTTGCGCTGACCAGAGCCGTCTCGGACAGGATCCGTGATGGTGTGCTCGAGGTGGTCGAAGAGGAGAAGGCAGAAGAGCTTGAGACTGCCGCACCCTCTTCGACCACCTTGCGGGACATAGTCGGCGACAAGTGGTACGAGAAGGTCGTGCATGACCTTCTCATCGACGACCTCGAAGAGCTTGCGGACGTCGACCTGGACCTGCTCACGGGGCTCAAGGGTGTCGGTGAGGCGACGGCGAAAAAATGGATTGCCGAGGCACAAGCGGCAATTGGGTAATCTGGCAAACGCCAAGGAGTCAACATGAAGAAAATCAACAACAAGACTTATGCCCGAGCCGTGACGGTTCTGCTCGTTGCCTTGCTCGTGCTCTCGGGGTGCGCCGGTGCTGCGACTGGACCGGTTCATGTCGTGGTCGACAACGCTGACGAGATCATGCCGGACTCGGTCAACTGGACCGTCGAGCCGGATTCAGTCAATTGGACCATCGTGCAACCCGACTCGGTCAACTGGACCATCGTCCCGGACTCGGTGAACTGGACCGCACAGCCCGAGAGTGCGCCGGACGCACAGGCAGAGATCGGTGCGCGCGGGATCCCGACCGGTGCCGGCACGACCAACTTCGACAATGTCAGTGTATCAGGCTATCTCGACGTCGGAGTCGACCTTGACGTTGCCGGCGACTTTGCGGTTGCGGGTGCGACAGACGTCACGGGTGACTTGACCGTCGCCAATCTCTATGCCACATCGGACATAACAGCAGGGGCAAACGTGACCGTGACCGGCGACGTGACGGCAGCCAATCTCTACTCCACGGCTGACATAACGGCAGGGGCAAACGTGACCGTGACCGGCGACATTGCCGGGACGAACATTGCGGCCGGTGGATTTATCGACGCAATCGGGCTCATCGGGGGTGGATCGATCTACGGTGATGCCGAGGTCTCGGCAGGGACTTGGTTGAACGGTGCCGGACAGACTCCGATTGTGGTTGCCGACAGCGACGTCATCACGCCGACGGGCACGTATCAAACCATTAGCTCGGCAGGAGAGGTGACGGCTTCTCTCGAGACGTCCGACATGACCGGGGGCAACCTGCTCGTGCTCATCAACGTCGGATCCAACACCATCAACCTTGCCGACTCGGGCACGTTGATGCTGACGGCAGCGGCAGCCCTCGGAGAGTTTGACACCCTGACTCTTTGGTTCGATGGCACAAACTGGATTGAATTGAGCCGGGCAGACAACTAGCCGAAGGGGTGACCCGTGGCGATTCTTGACGACAGCTTTTACCCTGTGATCCGGGCAGCGTTGCACACGTCGGTGACGTCGACAATGCTGCCCGACACAGTGATTGAATACGATATATACCTCGGCGCTGCAGAGGCAGAGGTCATCCGACGGGATCCTGATGCCGAAGACCGGACGGGTGATGAACTGACGCACATCCAGAATGCGGTCGTGCTCCTCACGGCAGCGTATCTTGCGCCGTCGATGGAGCTCATGCAGTCTGAGTACATTCCGGGTGGCGGCTATCGCTATCAGCGACCCGAGGTGAACTGGACTGACAAAGCGACTATGCTGCGACAGCGGGCAGATTCAGAGCTTGCCGCGGTGCTCACGCCGGACACGGTGAGCACCGCGAGCCGTCCGACATTCTTTGGATTGGCTCGAAGAGGGTACAGACCCTTGCCCGTCAACCGACTTCGCATCGACTGAGGTGCCTCTTGGCTCTGGCTGAATCTCTCTGGAATCAGATCGACACCTACCTCTTGGCGGCTTTCACAGCCGATATGGGCGCGGCAGCCGGTCTGACGACCCTCACGGTGCAGACCTTCGTCAACACGGCCGAGTGGACTCCGAATGCCTGGACCCTGCCGGCAGTCATCGTCGACGGTGAGACCGGGTCGTTGATTCAAGAGGTCCACTTTGACGGCAACGCACACGCTGAAAACACCTACGACTACGTGGTGGGAGCCCTCTGCATTTCCGACAACTACGGCACGGCTCGGGCCAACGCCAAGACACTCGGACACCGGCTCTTGGGGGTTGTCCTGGATAGACCGTCTTTTGGTGACCTCGGCAACGCTGACGGCTCGGAGAGGGTTCAAGAGGTCCACCCGACCCGGTTGACTGTGATGGCATTCCCGGTCGACGGCAACAAGAACAACTGGTACGGTCTTGCCACCCTCGAGATCGATGTCTTATCACTGCGGTGACGACGGCTCGAGCCGAAAAAACTCGACAATGAGAGTTAAGGAGCAATCATGAACAGGGAAACATCAAGCTTTGCTTTCGGCTTCCAATCGGCCAAAGGATCCGCGGCAGCCAACTTCGTCCGGGGCATCTTCTCAAGCCACAGAGCGTTTGCCGACTACAACGTGCTGCGTGCCGAGAATGAGCACCGAGGGATCCACCAAAGACCGTCGAGTCATCAGACGACAGGAGAGCGCGGTGACGTCATCGTGCCGTTTTCTGCATCGTTCGCTCTTCGACCGTACCTGATTGGTCACGTTCTGATGATGGCCGGGTACGGGGTCTCTGAATCGACCGTCGTCACTCTGACCCTCACCGGGGCAACTGGCGGCACGTTCACGCTTACCGTCTCGGGGCAAGAAACCGGCAACATTGCGTATGATGCGGCTGCCGGCGACATTGAGACGGCTCTTGAGCTCTTGAGCACCGTGACCGTTGCGACCGTGACCGGCTCTGCGGGTGGACCGTGGAGCATCACCGTGGATTCGGGGGTGGACTCGGACACGATGGAGGTCGACGGGGCTCTGTTGACCGGCACGACTCCGACGGCAGCCCTCTCGGGTTGGGCAGTTACCCACACATTCACTGAGGCAGACGTCGACGACATTGGGTACGGCAGCCTAGTTGAGTACCTTGGCGAAGGATCCTCACGGTACGGTCTTCGAGCCGTCGACGGCAAGATCAACAACCTTGCCTTCAACGCGACCCGCACTGGGGTTGGCGTGACGGTTGGCGGCTTTGCTATCACGCCGGGTGACGCACTTGGATCCGAGGTCGAAGTTGACGAGATCGACATGCTTCTGCACCCGTTGACCGGGTCGTTTGCGCTCACCTCTTCGGACATCACTGCCGTGTCCTTCGGCACTCCGAGGACACACGAGTACACCCACGACAACTCACTCGACGACACCGAGCAGGAGTTGCACACCATCTATCGGGCAAGCTTTGCCGAAAACGGGCGCAAGCGCAACGGCAAGCTTGGCGGGCTTGTGTTCTCCGAGGATCCATTCCGAGAGCTCATGTATGCGGGGGGTGCGGCACCGGTACTCACCATTCCAGAAGCGCAACTGGTTTGGAGCTTCGAGAGCAACTCAGCTTTCACCGGGTCGACGAAGTACGGCATCACATTCACCATGCCCAACTGCGAAGTCGAGCTTGAGGCATTTGATATTGCGGGTGCCGGCAAAGCGCTCTACGCGGCAAACTACACGGTGAGGGACAGCGCGGTGACGTCGCCGACCACCATCGTGCTCGTCAATGACTATGCTTCTTACGCCGGGTCGTAGACCGGCTCTAGGGGCGCAGGGCATTGTTTTCGTTGCTTTTGACCCGATATATGGCAAGTGGGGTTATCGTTGAATCTGCCCGCACCTGCTCAAGCGGAGATCGCAATCAGGATGCGAGGGACTTTTGAAAACTCAACTCGAAGTTAGAATGCCGTCGGCTGGCATTGAGCCCTACGAAGATCTGCTTGAGAAACTCGACCTTGAGTTGCTTGCCGACCCGACCAACGAAGAGCTTGCCCGCAAGCGTATCGATCTCCTCGAGAAGACAAACGAACACCGTTGGTTGAGAATCACGGTGCATGAAATGTCGTACATGGACCGGGCTCACGCTCTCGTGCTCATGCGAGAAAACGAGCAGTGGTTTGAGCAGAAGACCGGCTTGACCGTCTACGAGGACATGGAGAAGGGCAGCGAAGTCGACCAACTTCGGCAACTCATGTTTCGCCGGGCACTCATGCTTGCGTGTGTGCCGCGTACGTCAAACTACCGAGACGGGGTGACGACGTACCACTGCGAAGATGCGATGTTGCCCTCGGGTGCAACGCCCAATGAAGAGATGGTCTGGAAACCGGCTGACCTGCCGGCTGAGTGGATCCCGGTCGAGGGCATTGCCTACGTCATGCCCTCGTGGATCTTGGCAGCTTGGCACGAGACGGCATATTACCTCAACGCTGGACTTCTGCCGTGGTCGACTGATTTTTTAGCAGGAAACCGCGCACGCTTCAAGAGGGTGCGCGGGTAGCTGATGAGCTCGACCGGCAGAGGGATGCAATGGACCGGGCTCTTGAATCTCTCCTCGACGCGCTCGACCCTGATGCGGAAGATGACGAAGAGCCCATATCATTTGCACAACTGGAATTGGAACGAACGCGGTGGAAGCTACTCGAGCCAAGCAATCTCGATGCCTTCGTGTTGTGGCGATCAACAGCCGGGATGGGGGGTGAATCTCTTTGGGGTCTCTGGAATCTAATCCAGAAACCGGGCACAGCGGCACTCCTTGTCGACTTCCAAACACTCAACGCACGGATGGCAAGGCTCAAACGACGGCGCAAGAAGAGCAACAAGAAGGGGTGACGCATGGCACTGCTCGAGGTCCAAGCAACCGAAGAGGCGAAGCAAGCGCAAGACGGTCTCATTGAAGCTCTTCTCAGCCTTGGTAGACCGTCGGTGATGGTACGTCGAGAGATCGGCAAAGAGGTCAGGATTGGGATTGCGACCAACTTCTTGGCTCAACGGGCAGGGGATGGACCGAAGTGGACCGAGCTCAGACCCTATACCATCCGTGAACGATTGCGATTAGGGTACGGTGCGTCGCCCATGCTCTATCGCACGGGCAAGTTGTTCCGATCCTACACCGAGGAGTTTGATCCCGACCATTCTCAGCGCTTTCGGTCGACGCGTACGGGTTGGGAAATGGAGTTTGGCAGCGACGATTACCGGGCAGGTTGGCATGAAGGCGGCACACGCCGAATGCCGGCACGTCCGGTTTTGTTTTTGGGACACCGAGCGCAAGACGCGATCTCACGAGAGTTCAACCGGCTCTTCAACTTGATTCTTGAGCAAGCCGGGTACTAAAATCTCGACATAGAGACGTATTGAGCCGGGCATAAAACGAGATTGAGTGCAGGGGCAAGTCGTATTGTGTCCGAGACAATACGGCACAACACTCGAGGGCAGTGCACGAGCGACGTCGGATCTGCCCGTATTAGCTCGGATTGTCAACGCCACAGTAGACTCAATCGTGCACGACCCGTCCGGATTGTCAACGAGACAATCCCGGACAGAAGAGGCAGAAACAACCATGAGTCGTGATTTCAAATACCGGGTAACGGTCGACGTCGAGCAGATCCGTGGTGCGGCTCGGGTTATGCAAAAGACGTTTGAAGAGGAGTTGAGCCGGATCAAGCCCAATGTCGGCTCGAGTGGGGGTGCCGGCACTGGCGACGGTGGACGGGCAGGTGGACTTTATGGTGCGCTCGGGTCTGCCTCGGGTCTCGCAATGGGTGGCTTGGCTGCGTACGCCGGGATCCAAGGCGCACGGCTGATTGCGGGTCAAGCCAAGGAAATGGCTGAGTACTCAACGACCTTGCGCCGGACGTCGGTTGCCTTTGAACTCCTCTCGGGGTCTTCCGAGATTGCGGCAGACAAGCTCAGAGCCGTCGAGCGTGCCAGTGGCGGGGGCATCGACAAGCTTTCGGCCATGAACATCGCAAACCGGGCTGCGGCTCTCGGGATGGCAAACACGGCTGACGAGTTGAGCCGGGTCACCCGGTTTGCGACCATTGCCGGACGGGTCTTGGGTGTCGACACCACGCAAGCCCTCGACAACATGGCCCTTGCCGCGTCCAACCTGTCCTTTGCCCGTCTCGACCAACTCGGGATCTCGTCAAGCGAAGTCCGGGTACGGTTTGCCGAGTTGCGGAAGGAAATGAGCGACAACCAAGCATTCCTTCAAGCCATGCTCGAGACGGGTGAGAAGACCTTTGCCGGTCTCAACGACGGCGCACTCACGGCTGCCTCGGGTGTCGAACGGCTCACGGTGGCGTGGAAAAATTTGTATGCCGTGCAAACGGGCGCGGGGTCGTTCCTGGACCAACAAGCCAAGAATCTTGCGTTGCTTCTCGGTGGCGGGGTGACGGGTGAAGACCGTCTGCAGATTATCACCGAGCAGATCGACAGGCTCAACTCGGTCAAGATGCCGACCGATGAAATGGAAACGCAACTCAACCTTCTCAACCGGATTGTGGATGCGGCAGAGAAGGCAAAAGGCAAGGACGAAGAGCTTAGGGATGAGCTCTTGAAAGCCGGTGCTCAAGCCGCAATGCCGAGCTTCGACGGGATAGGCGACGACTTTGCCCGAGAGATCGGCAAGATGATTGAAGCCGTCTTGCGTCTCGACGCAACGGTTCAAGCGACGGGCACCAACATCGTCACGATGAGCCGGATCTTTGACGGGCAGGTCTTCACGTTCAACTCGGGCTCGGGTTGGACCGACAAAGGGCCAATGCTTGGCCCACAGCCGGCACCGAAGGGTTTTGGAGAGCCCAACGTGCCGACCGGTTTCTGGTCACCCGAGGGGTTGAAAGACGCGCTTGCGGGTGGACTCGTTGAGCGCAAGGCCAACGACAAGAAGGCGGCAGAAGAGGCGACAAAGGCTTGGAAGACGGCTGCCGCCGACACCGCAAGCGCGTGGAAGGGTGCCATCAACGGCATTCCGGGACTTCCGGGCAACGGTGCCTCACCCGTGACTCAAGAGCAAATGGATGCGGCCAGGGCAGGGGTGCCGCAACGGTTTGCCGACGACTTCGTGCGCTTGCTCGAAGACCAAGTGCTCAACGGGGTGCCGAGAGGGATTGACGAGGCACTCGTCAAGCAGATGGCCGGTTTCAACGCTGACGTCCCGTGGGACGTCGCGTTGCCGAAGTTCAAAAAGGATTACTACTCAGGCGCGCTCTTCGACACCGAGCTTGGCAAGGCCAACATGGGAATGCTGGTCAACAAAGATGCTGCTGACGCAGAGTTGGCGTATCAGGACCAAGCTAAACGAGGTCTCGAAAACGTAAGCAGGTTTCTTGGCGAAGGCGTGGCCCAAATGGACTACACACCCATTGGCACCGGGATTGCGACCGGCATCACGGACACGTTTAGCAGTGGGGACGTCGACTTTGCCGGACCACTCACGACGGCGATAGACGGGCAACTCAACGAGACCTCTCAGGTCACGAAGTTGAAAGACCTTGGGAAGATGACGGCAAGCTCGGTGTTTTTGGGTTTCTCGGGTGCGGTCGAGGAGCAACCTTGGGCCGACGCAATTGCGGCAGGAGTCAAAGCAGACATTATGGCTTGGCTCGAGGCTCACATGGGGGGGGCGCAATAATGGCAGCACCGTCAATCAACGGCACGGCAGTATACTCGACGATGGCAAACCGGGGTGTCTACGTCTTCACTCCTCAGATCGTGGGGATCGCAAACGGCAACGGGGCAGCGGTCTTGGCCGGTGCCCAACGAGTCCAGTGGCAATTCAAACACGTCACGCAGACCGAGTACGACTGGTGGACCCAAACGCTCATGGGGGGGGCAGCGTCTTTGGCAATCACCTCGGCAGAGCTTTGGGACCACCGAATGGTGTCGCACACCTTCACGTCGGGCACGCTCTTCATCCCCTACGCTCAAGCGTATCGGGGTGCCCGATATTGGGATCTCAACGTGGAAATTTGGCACCTGTTGCCCTTAATTCTCAGTTAGGAGTTTTTTCAGATGGCTACAATTTGGATGGACGGCTTTGAGATTGACTTTGCGGACAACTCAGGTGGTCTTTGGGATGCGTATGAAAAGGGCTCAAACCGCACAATCAAGTATTTGAGTACGAATCCTCGCACGGGCAGTGGGTGCGTCCAGTTTGCCGGGCCTGCTATTGATGACAGTTGGTTTTCAAAGACTCTGCCGAGTAGCTACATCGAACTTTTCGTTGGCTTCGGTGTGAAATTCTCAGGCTCAATTTACGGTGAATATGGCGGCACCTTCCAGCTTTGCGCGTTCTATT